AAGGGAGGTTAGTAGCAATTGAAGCCCTAACAGGGTCATGGTAATGGACACCTGAAGCAGCAAGAGTGTCTACGTATTGTTTTGTAGCGGCTCCTAGTGCATCCGTAGGGTCAGCATTAAGTATGAGACTCCCCGTCATGGTTCCGCCAGAACGCATCAAAGCCCCAGAGGAAGTTACATTAGCAGAGTCCGTTACATCCGCATTAGTTTCTACAGTATCTAGCTTTGTACCATCAGCAGCTATATCACGACCATCAACAGTACCTGTTACGCTAACATTGGCAAATGTAACATCATCATTTGCAAAAGCAGCCCTAGCAGAAGGTAGTGTCATAAACACATCTTTAGCACCTGCAGAGAAGGTCTGAGCAGATGTGCCATTAGAGCCAGCTAAGACAGTAGTACGTGTAAGAGTATTACCTGTGTTCCACGTACCTAGCCCTACTTCCCATTCATCTGTACCAGAGGTAGTATGCACAATAGCGTAGTAAGTAGTATCACCATTAGTCATGTAGGACTGAAAAGTATCAAAAGTAGCAGCTGCACCACCTAGTGTGATAGCTCCTGTACCTGTAGAGGTTGTACTCTCTTTGACACGATCTCTGATGATAAACGCCATTGTGCAATAACCTTATAGTTTATATTAGCTGATACGGATTACAGCATTAGAAGCATCTGCTGTTGGGAATACAACAGTGAAGTCACCGCTTGTAGAAGTAACAGTACTACCAAAGTTAAAAACAGCAATAGCTTTGTTACCCTGAGAAGTATTATAAATAATAGCACCATCAGCAGATATAGTCAAGTTAGCAAATACTTCATCAGCAAAGTCTACGATAGCGGTGCTACCTGTTAGAGTGATTGCAGCAGAGTTTAACTCTTGGCCTGTAGCTGTGTAGTTTGTACCTACAGCCTCATCTGTGTTGCCTGTGATGTCTGAGTAGTTAGTAGTAGCAGCACCGTAAGTACCACTAGGAGATTCCTTGATAAGCGCCACTTTGAGTGTATCTGTATCCAGGTCGTGAACACCCCCAAGAAGCTCTTGCTTGAAGCTGTTGCACATTGCAGTTGTAATAGCCATCTTGAGATGTCCTTATATGAATGAAAAGCACAAAGGGGCTAGCACGAAGCCAGCCCCAATGTTAAGCTTATTAAGCGAGGTTGTACTTAGCAGTTACAAGAGCTTCTGGACGAAGGATCTTGCGACCGTACAGATGCATACCACGGCAGATGTCAGCGAATGAATCTGGATCACGGTATGTTTCAGTCTTGTTGATTTGCTCAGCAGTTGCTACAGCAGAATCATGACCAGCTACAATAGCTCCGTAGTTGGCATTTTGGTTAGCTGTACCTGTTGTAGCAGCACCAGTACCCACTGCAGGCAAGTTACTTGAAGTGTATACACGGAAACCGTGGAAGTTATTCAAGACCAAGCCGTTACGCAGTCCACCGGATTCACCGAAGTCTGAATTAAAGAGACGAGAATCTTCATCACGAAGTACTTCCATGAACACTGGGTCAACTACCAGCCAACGACCTTGAGTGTCTACTTGCTGTTGATCAAGTAAACGGCCCATACGTGCAACCAACATTGCTGGTGATACGTATGCTGTTGGAAGTGCAGTTGCACCTGGCAAACGAGCAGCCACTGGGATTGAATGTTCCCCAGCACTAGTAGTAGTAATGTTACCAAACGAACCTTTATTCAGCTTGTTAGCTGCAAGCAATTCGTCTGAACCCGCAGCAGTATTTGCTTTGGTTCCATTTACTGCATCGTTCACTGCACCTGCGTTAGCGTGGAGTGCAGTCTGTTTGTAGCCAGCTAAGTAGCCCAATACTTCTTGGTCATGCTGATCAGCCAAGCGGAAAGCCGCACGGTTTGTAGCAAGGTCCATGAAGTTGACATGGCTATGAGCCTCTTCGATGTCGTCCATTTTGAACGCAAAGTAGTTAGCTTTATCAATAACCAACGAGAAATCTGCATCAGCAAGATCTTGTGCAGCGATGGTAGTACCCCGTGCATAAGCTGAAACTGAAACTTCTGGCTCTTTGATAATTTTAACTGTATCACCTTGAGAAGCAATTTCCCCAAAATAATCAGAGTTAGTGATGTCACCGACTACGGTGGATTTACGGAAGGCAAGTTGTACCTTCTTCGAGTAGATAACGGAACTAAAGTTTCCGTTAGGCAGGTTAGTATAACCTGATGCTTTTGCGAATGCCATTTTTCTTTCTCCTAGAATGCTTGGCTTAAAGATAGAGATATACACGAGTTTAAGGTATATACCTCAACTCATAGAAACTAAACAACAAGGCAAAGAGGCTGAACATTTTCTAGGGTGCGTTAAACTCGCAGTTGGCCAACCACAAGTCTTACGGGCCTATACTTACTCAGGTAGTTCTTATTCATATGTTAAGTTTTAGGGGTTGTTTGGCAAGAGAGGTAGTCCCCTAAGGGAGGCTCTTGTTCCTGCCAATAGTTATACTCTGATAGAGATAGATGTCAACACCTAACGTGCACTACCAGACATATCATAGATAAATTTACCAGTTCTCATAGCTTTGGTAATTTCATCTTGACGTTCTTCAAACTCATGCGAAGACATCTTTGATACTTCTGACTCAGAAATCTGACCTGTAGTATCACTTGCCTCCACAACAGCTTTAGAACCTTTGCTTACTAGGCCTGCTGCTTTCTTAGTAGAAACCTTTTTAGCAGTTTTAGTAAGACCTTTATCGGACTTATACAAGTCGATAACTCTGACGACAGAAGCGGGGTCATCTGCATTCTCGTAGATTGCATCCTGCACCCACTTAGGTTGTTCTTCTGCCCAATCATGAAACTCGTCTGACGCTTTTAGTTTATGGAAGTCAGGATGAGTTTCCATAATATCTGCTTCAGCTTTTTTACGTTCAGCTTCAGACTGTACTTTATCTAACTCTGATAGACGTGACTCTGCTTTTTGAAACATCTCTTGAGCTTTTTTAGCTGCAATTGTTTCTACAATGCCAGCTACATCTGGGTATTCAGTGGCCCATTTTTCAATGTCCTCATCAGACTTGGGTGCTCTAATACCTTCGCTATTCATACGGCTTTCAAGAACTTCTAATTTTTCTTCCCAATCTTTTTCTTTTTGCTGCATATGTCTACGCAGGTCACCGTATCGTTTCTTAAAAGATTTTTCTTCCTTAGATAGGTTAGACTCATCTTCCTCAGTTACTTCTTCATCTTGGGGTTCAGCCTCAGCTAATTGATCTTCCCCTTCAACTTCTTCACCACGAGCTTTAGCTTCTAGATTCGCAATCTCTTTTTCTTCCTGCTCCATCTGTGCTTTTTTACGAGCATGGTTAAATCCACGATCCACAAAACCTGCTGACTTTGGTGATTCAATTGTATTTGCTTCAGACATTTTTACTTCCTTATGTTGGGGCTAGCAGTATTGCTAGGTCGCCTTATCGTTGTAGTAGTAGTATAGTTATTTCTTTTTACGTTTCTTTGTCATCAATCCGCCTTTGTAAACACCGTCTTCATCAGCGCCAAAGGTATCGCCTCCGTAGGTTCTCTCTGTTACGGTGTGACCACCTACATCTGTAGTTTGTTTCATAGCACTATCCATCATTTCCTGATGGGCAGTGTTATTATCATTATTGGCAAGAGAACTAGCAGTAACAACTGTAGGTTTTTTATTAGCCTTTTCAGCTTTGTATGCAGCTGCTTTATCTCTTGCTTCTTTAAGTTTTACAGGATCGGAAAGTCTAGCTCTTTGTTCTTTAGCTGTGCTGACACCCCTTTTACTAATAGCTTCATCTGCACCTCTAATTGCTGCTAGATAGGCTTTTTCATCCCCATCAAACATCTTTAAATTCAGTCCAACATTAAAGTCTTTAGGTGAGAATGCTGCAATCTGCTGAGAAAAATCATTTATGCCACTAAGTCCACCAAAAGTGTTAGCAGCTTGAACGAGGAAGCTTGACTTACCGACAAGATCGTCTGCCTGTTTACGTAGTGTATCGGCAAGATCATCAAAGCCCCTAGCCTTAGCAACAAGAGCAGCAGATCTTACTTCAGAGATAGCTTTACCTTGTTGATATGCATTATAACCACCAACAACCAAACCCAGTGGACCAGATACTAAGGCAGCACCAAGACCAAGTTTGTTCATAAGCGGATCTATTTTAGCCCCAGTTCCTATAGCGGCTAGCTCTTCTTCTGACATTTTAAAGTAGTCTACGTCAGGTTCTTCAAACTTAAACTCGGGAGTCTTTGGTGCAGCAACAGGCCCACTATCATCATTACTAACTAAAACACAAGTTCCAGTTATAGGATCGTAACCCATACCCATAGCGGTACAAGCTTCTTGCGCATTCTTTGCTGGGGCTACCCCTACTGCTTCTACTGGGTCTACAGAGGTAACTGGCGCTGATGGTACCCCTGGACCTTGATAAGTATAAGAACCACCTGGTGTAGAATAATAATCTGGCAAACCTGTGCTATTACTTTGATAGTTAGTATTAAAACCACCATCAGCAAAAGCCTTAGAAGCCTCGGCTGGTGGGTTAGCTTTATCCATTTGCTGTGCTTGCATGGTTGGGTTAGTCCTGCTAACTTGGATACCACGTTTAGACAGCTCTTGAATTAGTTCAGGCTTCTGTTGTATAACCTCCATAACCCGACTGATAACTTGATCTACTCTGGTTGGATCTGCGTAAGAAGCAGAAGGTTCAGTAACTGTACCGCCCTCAGCATACCCTACAATAAAACCACCTTGGTTCATTCTTTGATTAATTACCTTATCATTCTTAGCAGCGAATGCCATCTTATCCATCAGACCACCGTTAGCTACACCAGTAGCTAGCATTTGATCTAATTGAGCTAGGTCTTGATCTGTGATCTGATTAGCCATGGGGTCTAATATAGGCTCACCACCAATTCTGCCATTGGCTTCCATATTAACCAAGCCCATCTTAGCTTCGGCACGTAGATCTTCAAAGTACTTTACACCAAAGAAACGTACAACATCTGCTGGTACGACATACTCACCTTCAGAGAGTTGTGCTGGAATATCATCCCGTACTTCTTCTGCCAGTGAACCTGGAGGTATCTCATTGCCAGATACCGGGTCACGTCTCATGCCATCATCGGCAATACCACCTTCATTGAAAAGCATTTCCATTTGATTACTCATGTCTACTACGCCTCCTTGGGCAAATCCTTGATCTGGTTCTTTATTTTTAAGAGATTTCATCATGGCTTTTGCTATACTATAGTCTTCTTCTCTAGTGTAGTCGGTAATAAAATCTATAGCCTCATTAAGATATTCTTGTTCAGACTCTGGAGTAAGTTTCCGATTAAGACCCAGTTTTTTAGACAACCTATTTAAAAAATTAGGTGGTTTTTTTATTTTGTAATTAAACTCTACCCTATCTGGAAGTTGTTCTGCTCTTTCTTCAACAACAGACCTACCTTGTGTATCAGATGCCCTAGCTCCTACAATCCTAGCTTCAACTTCTTTACCAAACCTTAAGTAGTTTAAGTATAGCTCATCTTTTAGTTGTGCATACTTATACGCTAGTTTTTTAGAAACTTTTTTCGAGTTTGGATTTTTTAATATTTCTTCTCCAAGAGCTAGCAACTCACCCCTAGTTTGTAAAAGTTTTTTATCTCTTTCTAAGTGTACTTCAAACATTTTATTTGCAGAAGAATCTTTTCTTGTCTTCTTAAGGACTTTTATATTTTCTACAGGATTATTAGCAATAAAATTCATGCCGGTTTCAATAGCATCCCGTGCTTGGACTGCATGTTGTAACTCGTGAAAAAAGGTTGACCTAAATTGGGGACTGTTTACGCCCCCTTCAAAAAGTTCTGTGCTTATGCTTATACTATTATGTGAAGGAGAATATAAACCAGAATAATTTGAATCATCCATAAAGTTTACAATAACATTTTTTATATCTGGGTATTGTTTAAATAATTCAGAATGACTTGGTATAAAATGTGTTAAACGAAAACCTTCACCGGACTTATTAGTAACTTGTTCTAAACTTTCCTTGGCTGTTAAACCATTTGCTTTTGCATAGTTTATAATTGGGTTTTCTATTTTTATATCTACATCAGGAATTTCAAATTTAAATTGGTTTGAAAAGCCTACAGAAGTCTCTGATCCAGGGCTAGCTGTAGCAACTCTGCCAGTTACTTCTTCTATTTTTTCAGGAGAAGCACCTTCAGATCTCATCTGTGCAGCTTTTTGTAGTGCACGATTTCTATAATCTTTTGCCCCCGGCCCACCAAAGATTCTCGTTGTATTAGAAGAATCTCCTGGAACCTTACCTACAGTAGATGCTACACCTGTGCCACCAGCTAACTCAAAGATATTACCTAGCGTGACATCTTCCATACCCTTGTTACCTGCGGCAAGATCACCAGGTATTTTAAAGGTTTCCCAAGCAGCACCCAAGGATTGTTTAAGGAAATCAATAGTTTGTTCTCTGGAAGGTGCTGTAGGGTTGTCTAAGTAATTTTTAACTGCAGGGATAATATCCTGTTGTATTTTTTCGTAGTTAGTTCTTTGATCATCTGCAGGTCTTACGAAGTAGGTTCTACCAAATATAGTTTTGTATTGACGGTTACCTAACTCATCCTGAACGCCAGTCCACTTGTCACTTTCGCTTGCATCCATAGGTCTATCAAACACTGGTACATCAGCAATTGATAATGCAGTAGGTTCTTCTTCAGCAACTTCTACAGGGTTTTCGTCTGCAAACTTTTTACCTTCTGCAGTCCAGCCAAGTGCTTCTTCAGTCTGTGAAGCTACGTCACCACCCTCGTTAAACAAACCATTTCCAGATAGCCATTTCCGAGTTTTTCTTTCCCACCAACCTCTTTTCTCTGAGGGTAATGTCTCACCTTGTTTTTCAAGCATATCTTCAGCTGCTTTAAAAATACCAGGGTAACCTGGAAAACTAGCTTCAAAGGAAGCTCTACCAGATAGGTTATCGCTAACCCTGCCTTTTTTAAGGTACTCTTGTAAGCTGGCTCTAGAACTTACATCTTCTACGGCAGTTCTGGTACTATCCATACCCCCTAATGCAGTTCCAGCAGCAGGTATTAAGTGACCATGTATATCTACTTCAGCGTCCTTAGAAACATCATCTAACATTTCAGTTAGTTTTTCATTTGGACCTTTAGTTCTGTCTGTATCAGTTTGTATTGCATCTAAAAGTTTAACGGTATCTTTTCCGTACTTTTCTGTAAAAAATTCCCTGTCTTCATTTAGATACTCTATTACTTTTTCTATACCGCCGTGGGTATACTCATGAGACCATACAGGATTTTTAGCAGTGTTTGAGTTTACAACAACAGACCCTGGTTTAACTCTTCCTGCTACATCTGTGTACTCTACACCGCTGGCTGCCCCAGGCAGTGTCTCATCAATATACTCTTGTTCGGCATAGTAAGGATACCTAATACCTTCGTGTATATCTGGGCTATTATATCTAGGTCTACCAACAACAGATTGATCTGGCTCAAAACCAAGACGAGCTAAAGGATTCCATTTTAGTTGCTCATCCATATCAGCACGGAACTCTAGGTTCCCAAACTGCCGCACCTGATTTTCAACGCCTACTTGCTCTCGGCTCTTAGGACGCAAGGATTTTTTAGGAGCTACCATTTACTTTATCCCTAAGATACTTAAATTTATTTAGGCAAGCTGCCTGACCTTGTAGCCTAAACAAATCTTCTACAGCAGTTGCTTGTTCCATCTGCCTATGCACATCATTTAAGCGTTCTTGTAGCTCTGCAAGAAAAGATTCCCACAGAGCTTTATCATTTACTAAAGGCTTTAGGTTGTGCATTATTGTACTGGGCCTTGTCCTGTATTACCTGAGAAGCCTTGTTCTCCCGGCTGAGGGGCTGTACCGATACCTATGTTACCTCCACCGCCTCCGGCAGTATCAGTCACTCCTGGTGGCCCTCCTGCGCCCTGAGGGGCTTGTCCAGGTGGAGGTGCTGGGGGAGGGTTAGCCTCTTGGAACTTCTTGAGTATTTCTGCTTGTACCGCAGCATCACCCATAGAGTTTACTAGTTTGTCTGGATCAAGGTCCATAGACTTAGCAATCTCACGGATAATGTAGTCCATCTTAGCAAATGGTGCTAGTACCGGATTCTGTACTACTTGCAAGAACTGCATAAGTCTTTGACTACGTACTTCATTAGCCATCAGACTTTCTGTGCCACGAGCTTTTACGTCAAGGTCACCCTTAATTTCTGGATCATAGTCAAACTGCATGTTAAAGTGAAAGAATGCTTTTGCCAATGGGCCTAGAAGATAATCATCTACGTTTTTAATTACATTTCTAATACTACCATTAGCTGCAGACATAAGCATGGAAATACCAGAGGCTGTCCTACCTACACCAGACACCCCTGTCTGACCGTGAGCAAACGAAGGAAAGCCAGTAGATTCGTCAGCAAGCACACGAGCCTTGTCGAACATTTGCATGTTCTCGTTAGACACGTTGGGGAATTTAGTTCCGAAGATAGCTTGGCCAGGGGCACCCCCCTGACGACGAAAGACCTTGCCTGGATAGACACTTAAGTCTTGCCCCGGCACTAAGTTAGTTTCATCTACTTCAATTAACATATTACCAGATAGTGCAGCATTGTCAACAGCCATACGCATAAAGCCGTTCATCAATGTTTGAGTGTCATCCATGTTCTCCGCAAGGCCTACACCAAACATAGAGTACGGGTTTACTTCGTAGGGTACTGAGTAGTAAGGGATAATAGAAGGTGTAAATGGATTCATCACAAGACGTAGGACTTGACCGTTACAAACCCAGATGTTTACAGATACTTGATCTATATCCTTGAGTTCATCTGGTACGTCTACATCATGCCCTTCAAGTACTTCTGTATCCACGTTACCCCAGAACTCCAGAACCTCGAAACGCTCTGCATTAGATTCTTGGGAATCATCCTCCATGACCTGTTCCCACCACTGTTTGACGTAGGATTCTCCCATGGCAACAGCGTTATCAATCGAGTTCTTACGGAAGAAAGGACGGTTCTTAAGGTTACGTAGCTGGGTACGAGACATTTTGTGGCGTTCAACCACGTACTCAGCTTCATCCATATTAGCTGCGTCTGGATCGGGATAAAAATTCCAAACAGAGACTGAAGATGTTTGCGGGACCGTCTTATAAAGTGGTTCATATTCACCTCCATCAGACCAGTTAGGGTACTCTTTATCTACAGCAAATGGACCCTTCATAACCCCAGTGCCGAACAGGGCGCATTCAAATGCCGCTACACGTAACTGTTTGTTTGCGTTAGATTCTTCTAGCTGGTCATGGATTTTCTTTTCCATCTTCTTAGCTGAGATCATAGCTGGGTGTATGGTAACTTCTGTGGCTGTACCACCTGGGCCTTCTTTTAACTCTGTAATAACAGGAGAAAGTTTTTTCTCCATTCCCGCAAGTCTTTCACGCAGGTCAGAAGAAGTTTCACCAGGAAGTAATTTCATTTCTTCTGGAGAAAACTCAGCCTTAGCTTTTTGCATGTCAGTGTTAGTCTCAAAGTTTACCGATTCTGCAACACCCTCTGGTAAAGTAGTGGGGTCAATAGAAATGGGAAACTTTGTATTACCAAATAATACTTCTACAATTTGACCGTAAGCAGCAAGTACTTTTGTTTTAGTAACTTTAACAAAGACTTGAGACTTTTCCGTAGAAGTAAACTGCACATCAGAACCATACAAACCACGGTAGTTTCGATAAGCTTTTACCCAACGCTCTTCTTCAGTTTCTCTGGAGGTAGATGCTTTTGAGTACCGATCTGTAACTAAAGAAACAATAGTTCCAACTACCGGATCAGAGTAACCACCTTCATCCATGTCCTCGATAGCTCTAGATTCAGCTGAGTCCATAGCCATTTCGTTTTCAAAGATTTCGTCTTCTTCCATGTTACTTCCTAATAGCCAAAGGTCGGGTCACTTACTTGAAAACCAGAGCCTGATGTTGGGTTGTAGTCAAATAAACTACTTCTTGGTCTTGTCATTACACCATAACGCAATGCATCGTATAGGTGATCTTCTGCGTGAGTATCTACGTCTTCTGGATTATTTTTATCCAATGGTATAGAAGGTAGTTGAGAAATTAAATTTCTGCAGCTGTTAAAAATAACTAACCTAGGTTGTTCAGTAAACTCATCTACTTGCAACCTTCTGTGTATTTCATTCTTACCGGATACACGGGAACCTTTAGATCTATCTGCAGGTCTCCATCTGCAACCCTTGACAATCATTTGCTCTGCAAGTGAGGGTCCAGTATCTCCTCGTTTATGCCAGAGAGAACTATCGAGAACTCCGTAGCGTATTTTTTCTTCGGACTCTACATCCAGTATCATGTCGGCTAGGTCAGTAGCTAGAACCTTTTGCACGTACATTTCTCTATAAACAATTAGTTGCTCATCAGGTGCAACGGCTATCCAGACTATCCCACTGTAAGATCCATAACCGTAGTCAGCTGCTCTAAATTTAGGCCAGCTATGTGGTATATCAAATGGATCAACTACATGGATTTTGCGGTTAAACTCTGGGAATGCCGCACCTTCATTAATATCCCAGTCACCTTCAAGTAGTTGTCTTCTTTGGTGTTCAGGTAGTGACAGAAGGTTAGCTTCGTACATTCCGTCATCAGCTAAGTAAGGATTATCAAACAATGTAGCTGGAATAAATCTTCTTTTAAATAGTGGTTGGCCTTCCCTAGTGTGACCCTTAGGCCAAGCTATAGTTTCACCAGTTTCAGGATCAGTAGCCCAAAAAGCTTTTCTTGGCGTACCGGGATCAATAAAGGTTTTCTTAACCCACTGATGTCCTGGACCTCCAGGGTTAGTAGTAGCCCTCATGTAAAGAGGTAACCCGCTAGCTTTAGTAGTACGTAGACGTGACCTCATATAATTCCATGGGTACGGGGTAGTCCACTGAGTAAGTTCGTCAAATCCAATCCAGTTAAAGGCTTGCCCCTGATACCGCATAACGTCATCGTCACGATCAAGGTAGGACATCCAGAGTGTTGCTCCACTGGGAGCTACCCAAGTCTTATCTCTTTCCATAAACTTAATACCTGGTATTGCTCTGGGGTACAGTTGTTTACTTACGGATATAAGTTCTCTAAGTTCCTCCGTACTACGACGAACAAGAAGCATTTGAGCATTGGGGTTATTCAAATAGCGTACTGGGTCAGCAATCATAGCGTAAGACTTGCCGCCCCCAGCTGAGCCACCATACAAAACTTCCTGCTCAGTAGAGGCTAGAAACTCAGTTTGTGGGCCTGGATTAGGCTCAAACAAGATCTCCCTTTGAGCCGAAGCTATATCAATAGGTTCAGGTATAACTCTAGCTGGAACCTTCTCCGACTTGACGTCTTTTACCGAGTCTGTTGCTTTCGAGCTTTTCCGCTTTTTCTGCTGCCTCTTTGTACCTTTCGGCATAGAAGCGTTGGATTGAAGCTGCTGCCTTACGTTTTTGCTCAATCTTAACCCTCTTAAACAAACCTACATGAGATATATATCTACCAGATGCTTCACTTAACCAAGCAGATACTTCACGATAGCTGTATTGATTTAAGTGTCTCTTAGCTTGTTCAAAAAGCTCTAGCTCTTCTGGGATTGGTAGTAGTATATCAGTATCATTAGGGTCTTGTCTATACCCAAAAGGAAGTAGTCTTCCTACTCTGACTAACGGTACCCACTCCCATTCACCATCTACTTTTTCAGGTTTAGGTAGTTTCCAAGTTTTAGTTTTCATTTTCTTTCGGAGGCAAAATAAACAAAGGACTATCTGCTTTCACTTCAATCTTGTCAGTCTTAACAAAACCTGCACGATCCATAAAGTCTTTTGCCGCTGCCATCTTCTCTTTGTTGCCCAAATCGGTGGGGGATCTCATTACTTGCATCATAGCCCAGGCTGCTGCTGGGCCACGAGTTGCGATAAAGTCTTTAGTTCTTTCTGCCACTTCATCTTTTAAAGCAGACATAAGAATAGTAGAGGACGTGCCTTCGGCATACCCTGCAAGCTTAATAGCTTTAACAGGGTTGCCTTCAGCTTCCTCAAACAATGCATTTAAAAATGCTTGTTGTTTTTCAGTTAGATTTCGGCCCATATACCCTTTGCCTTATTTCACCTGGAGTAATACCAATGTCACGCAAATCTTTTGTGGACATATTCTGTAGTAGCCAGTAGTCGGCTCTTCGTTGTTGACGTTCTACATGAAGACCCCATGCACGAGAAGCAAACTTTTTTACATTTTTAATCATTTTTCTATCCTAATTTAAGTGAACCCCTACTTGGGCTAGGATAGTTTTACATATATAGTTATATCACACCACAGTTAATATTGCAACCCCGCTATTACCCTACCGGGACAAAGGGTTTAATCACGGTTATGAGACACCTATTTTTTACGGGTAGCCATGTATCGGTTGAAACTTCTTTCAGTTTGACCCATAGAAAGAGGTAACCCAGCAGCTTTCTTTTCTTCATTCGTCATGCCCTGAAACTTTTTAAAAGTAAGACTCGCATCAAGATTTTTATTTTTAAGGTACCCACTGCCATTCTTATTAGCCATACGCTTTTTACGAGCAGCGTTTGGTCCAGTATCCTTACGTGCTCTCTCTGCTAATTTAATTTCAGCATTTCTTTTTTTAACTTCAGCTGTTTCTTCAGCAGTAGCGGCTGGAGTAGATCCCGCATTATTAGGCCTAGCTCTGGGGCGCAGGGATTTCTTAGGTGCTGCTGTTTTTGTTGGAGCTTTCTTTAGATCCTCTGCATAAACTGCAGCCATTACTTTACCATTTTTATCGGTATAGTAAAGGGCACCAGCTTTTTTAGCAGCTGAAATACTTTTGTATTTGCTAGCCTTAGCCTTTTCTTTAGCTATAGTTGAACCCTTAGATTTTATCTTATTATTCAGATATGTACGAAGTGATACAGACATTGGTTTTACCTTTTACCTTGTGTTGCTTTCATGGAGGCCCCACAGTTAGAGACTGATCCCCCGTGGTTGTAGCCCATGGGTTTCTTTCTAGCTGTACCACCTTTGTACATACCAGTGTGATAACCTTTTCCACCACAGTGTGAACAGCCTTTACCCTTACATTTTGGACATCTTTTTTTACTAGCCATACCACCCTCTGATGCTCTAAATTTTGCAGTCTTCTCTGCAATTTTCTTTGGTTGTTTTACAAACTGCTTTCCTGAAGCAGTGCCTTTTCTTTTCGCAGCAGTTGTAGCTGCGTATTCTGAGGGAGATAGTGCTTCCCTTGCTTTCTTAGGTAGGTACCTCTCACCAGTCTTAGCGCTGGGCTTACCTGACTTAGTACCCCATTTTTCCTTAGTCCAGCTTTTAAGCGATTTTTGAGAGGCCTTCATGAAGTGTAGCCTCCACCTTTTGCTTTGTATTGCTTAGCAACCATTTGGGCTTTTCTCGCAGACCATTCTCCAGGCTTGCCACCTTTTGAACTCGCCTTTGCTTGTGATACGAGTTTCTTACGCATAGTTGGTTTGGTGTAGTTACCAGCTGCATTTACATTAGACTTCTTTTTTTGTTGCATTATGCAGACTCTCCAATTTTAAAGCAACCCCACTTAGAGTAACCGCCCTGACTTATAATATAGTTGTGGACTATTACTGCATCTTTTTCACAAGATTCTACTGTTGGAAATAGCTCAATGTTTTTAGCAAGTACCTGGCAAGAAGTAACATCAGGTTGATAGCATACTAACACAACAGCTAACCACATCACCACTTAACCTTATCAGCCCAGTAAGCTGCAGACATCTTACCCTTTTTAATATTCTTATCATGCCTAGCTTTAAAACTAGCACGTTTCTTTTTCATTTTTTCTGATTCGCCTGACTTAGGGCTACCTGCAGTAGAGGCACCTTTCTCACCAAACTTGATATACTTATACTTACCACCTTCAGAAGCCATAACATGATGAGACTTACCACTGTCATCCTTAAGACGCTGTGGTTTATTAACGCCTTTTAATCCAGCGCTTTTCATTTTAGTTTTGACTCTTTCGGGTATTGCCATCTTGCTGTCCTTTAAAGCAGAGGGGAACGTGGGTGACTCACTCTTTACCCCTGCTATATCTAAAAACGTCTGAGTAATTAAATAACTATCACCAAATTACATCAACTCAAAATGAGGTCCATCAATAAATGGCCTTCTGCCCTGGGAACGTCTGAGGTCTACGTATGCCATCATAGCATCTTCTGCTGTACCTGGATAGTCTCTAATATCACCTTCAGACCATGCGGCACCCCACTTGATTGCTACACCAAGTTCTTTAGCTGCCTCTTTCATTGCATCACAAAGATCGTCGTATACGTTCAACTCCCAGCAACCCTTACCATCTACGTAGGCCATGAGATCCACTGCACGGCCATCCAAGTGCTTGGACTTCATAGTCTGAGACTTACCTGCAGCCACCAACTTTTTTTGTTCTTCTATTGTACGTAATCCGTAGATAACTCCAAAGTCTACCTTAGTATTATGGATAGCAGCTTTTACTACAGCTACTAGATTTTCATCTACACCTTCCATCTTGGACAGGCTGCGGCTTGAAAGTTTAAATGTCATGTTATTTCTTTCCTGTAAAGAATTTAGATACGGAACGCATACCAATGCTGGCACTAACAATACCGCCCAATGAGTACTGATACCAAGTAGGCATAGCCTCTAATGCTGTAAATCCAGCCTGTACTATTTCGTTACCCCAGTCACCACAGAATGCAAGTATAAGGGGTATACTGAATAGTAAAGTAATCCACTCATCTTTCCAAGAGTTCTGAGTAGCTCGGATCGCCTCAATGTCCCAGTCGATCTCACCAGTAGCTTGTTTTACTTTAATCTCTGCATTAGCTTTTTGAATAGCTACCTTACCGTCAAGGTAAGTTGTAGCTAAGCCACCCACTGCATTTAACAATTGACCTATCATTTACTTGAAGCCTTTTTAGCTAAGTTCGTGACACCCATGAAAACTGACACTACACCTGCTACAGATACAAAGTATACTGATGCCATACTTCCAATAATAGTCGAGGCATTATCTAATCCCATTAAACCTGTCAGAACTACTCCAGAAGGATACAACAGCATTCCCCACAGTGCAAACCAAGCCATCTTCCTAGTCTGATCCCTGTGTGCGTCTTCGTCTTCTATGCGTCTACGCTTGTCATCTAAAGCTAACTTGTCCCACTCCGTCTGATCAATACAGCCGCTACCGTCCACATCAACTTTATCAAACTCAGTCATCCGTACTCTCTTTTTCGTCTGGGGTCTAGTACGTCCTTACGTTCTAGCATACCTTCTAAGTACATAGCTCTCTCAACATGATCGAGAGTGTACTTAGTTCCTGTGTCCTGGTAGATTTTTTCCCTTACGTAGAATACATCTGATCTCGGTATGTGCACTCTACGTAGTCTAGCTTCGTGTTTGTCTGCAAGAGCTAAGTAAAATTCCTCTAAGACAGAATCAGAAGCAAACATTTTTGGCTTTGACATGAGTAGTTATACCTTTTAATCCTAGGGCGTCAACCCTAAAGTGGGACGACAAAGAAAAATTCGTACATCCAGATTGTACTTTAGTATATACTAAAGTATTACTTTAGTATTATATTTAAATAATATATTAAGTATTAATAATAAGGTATGTACTTAAGTAATACTTAAGTTATTACTCTAGTATATACTTAAGTATATTATATAGTACTTTCTGCCCGGCTGTCAAGGGGTAGCTAAAAATAAATATTACTTTTATTGACTAATGGTAGGCCACAACTGTCGCATTCCTGGTAACACCCCCGATCTTACCCCAGGATAGCGTGAGAGCTACGGAGAGGCCGTTCTAATGCGGGTAAAGTACTCTTGTGAGGCGACATACTCTGGCTATACTAACGTCATTCTACGGGTCTTACAGGAGATGTAACATTATAACACTACTTATTAGTATAATCAAGCTATAAAATAGGGTTTTAGTGCCAAGATGCCGCAGTTTATGGTGTTATCTGGAAGTAGTTAACAGATTGTAAAATACCCCCCGCTGTCATTGGGAGTATACGCATACGGGGCGGGGGTGGGTGGCCCATACCGGGGTGATAATAGGGCAGCACTACTGACCTACTGCGGGAAACATCAAGTTTTCTACAGGTAAACCACTGATATCATTGGATAATTTATACAATAGAGTATTATATAGGCGGCATTGTTCTTGATTTGTTCTGAATTATTGCAAATGATAATCGTTCGCAAGTTGGAAGTAGAACACCAGGTACCCCAATAGGTCAGTAATCTTGACCTATACCCCTGTTCTCTTTTTGTTCTCGTCCCCCAATCTTATGGCAACAATAAGGCACATCGCCACAATCCCACCACAATTCCGTGAACAAAACCGAAACATCCTCTTAGACCCCGATTTTAGCCCCTCTCATTGCCCAAATGGTTTTTCCGGTACCTTACCCCATAAAATCTGTTGTTCTCTTTCCACCCTATCTTTGTTCTCCCTTTGTTCTTTTCACCGGGTATATACTATATAATAGATAATATGTTCTCGTTTTGTTCTCTCTTTCGTTTCAGTTACTTGCGAATCACTCGCAACAAACTACCTAAGCTGTTGAAAACATTAGACAATCAATATTAATTGGAATTAATTGCATTTTTATTACCTAATGAAAACAACAGGTTACAAGCTAACCCACTGAAACTATTAGCTAATTTAATTTAATCTTTTATTGTCGAATAAAAACAAATACTTAGAAGGGTTTTACAAATATTATCTAATAAAATCAGCTATTTACCGGGCCTTTACATATCATTCCGCTTGTGGTCTTGATTGGTCACAGGGTTTAGACGGCGCTTAGGTGACCAGATAGGCCCAAAACGAACGTTATTTGAAAATTGAATAGTAGCCTCAATCTGGCCCTAGGAATTGACAACTCCGATCATGGGAAAATCAGATTAGCAATGTCTTGATTGGGGTGGTAATAATATTGCGAGCGGGTTCGATATCGTCCCCGTAGGTGACAACTTTCAAACAAAAAGCGGCCTAATCAATTCAGATATAAACACCAAAACACATGCGCCCATCATATAGGTGGCAGTCTATGTGCAAGTTGGTGTGTCCTGCGAAAGCTACCCCTTAGATTTATCAAGGGGAATTGTATCTAGTGAGGGACTGCATGTGCCAACATGCAAAGCACATCGCATGGTGTGGTGTGTTTTGTTGATTGGCAATAGAGGAGTTTTAGCCATGACTGATCATGTAAAAAATTGGGTATCGAATGCACGGGGTGCGGAATATGGTTTCTTTAAGGCGGTGCAATATGCGCTTGAGCAATTCGGTGAGAAAAACAATCTACCGCTGTATGCTCTATATGCCTTTACGAATGGCAAGAAGTATGGCTCGTATAAAATTGAAGATGGGTATTCCCTCAAGCAATTCTCTGCACCTCTCAAGCGTATCTTGTCTGTCGCATTGGATGATGTGAAGCTGACATTTAAAGACGGCAAACCCGGTGTGAAGGTGGGTGAGAATGGTGGCCTTAATCTTGAGGGCTTGGAGAAGGTTTCTATGCTCGCTGCGTCTAATTGCGGCCTGCGTTCAACCGCCTTTGACGATGCCTTTCCTAAGCCTTTGAAGCCTATCAAATTGTTTGATGCGACTGCATGGGCTGAACGCAATGTGAAAGCTCAACCTGACCAGTTGGAAGCGATGATTGCAGCACTACAGGCCCAGCGCACAGGTTTGAAAGTTGCAGCATAAATACCACAAAAGATATACAGTAGATCAGCACCTCATGTGAAAGCGTGGGGTGTTTTCTTGTGCATATCTAACAATGGAGGAACTGATATGAACATTGTAAAGAATCCCCACAAGTTTAAGCTAAACCCAATTGATGAGCGATACGTTTTATGTGGGTGGTATGAAGTTGAGTATGGTGCTGAACGTGTTTATGTGAAGGGTAAAGACCTTCGTGCCTGTGTGAATAAACTTGTGGAATCTGATGCTGACTTTGGTCACACTGATGCTGAGCTTGAGGGTGGGTACATCACAGCTGAGTATGATGTGACAAGTGAAGCTGTCTCCATGGCTTTGGAGATATCAATAGAAACTAATAGGAAAAGGGGTATCATATAATGAATAGACGTAAGCGACAGCAAAGGTATGTTGTGTGGAATGTGGCGATAGGTTTCGTACTGTCGTCATCACTGTTCTTTTACTGGGGTTACATATATGGAGTGTCCCAGTTATGAAATCTGTAAGGGTATATGTAGATGATGTGTTCCATTGTACTGTATTAGAAAGGGAGGTAGAGGGCATGCTTAGACACCTAAAGAGTGTCGGCATAGTCAACGTAACTGTACGATAGTATCAGCCTGCACACTTGAGGGTGTGTAGCGTGATACCATTGGGGTATCTAACAATTTATCTGAGGAGATAAAATCATGGCCAATACTACAGCAACTCGTGCAACTCGTTACAATCTTTCCGATGCAAAGTGGATGGAGATCTGCAAGTATTACAGCAATCATACTGCATCTGTAACCTTGGAGCACTTTGATCTTGACATGGATAGTACTTGCCTTTCGCACCACTACAAACGTCTTGGGTTCTTGCCTAAGTCTGCTGCACGTAACCCTGATCCATCCCGTGCAGTGGCCCCCAAGAAGCTGCCGAAAGGTAAGCTGAACCTTGTTGTAAAACGTGGTGGGTACATCATGAATGGTAAGGTAATGTCTGCCACTGAGTTTGGTAAGATTCGTGCTAAGTTAAAGGTAGGTGACACCTTCAAGACAGTCATCGTGACGGAACACAAGGTAGGTATCATTGATGCCTAATCAAATTGCCCCATGCTTAATTGTGTGGGGCTTTATTTTTTGGAGTAAGTGAAATGAAATATTCTTTAGTGGCAGTAAATGTGTCACCCGATTGGAGCCTCTCTGAGTATGTAACAAATTTTGCTACCTACGATGTGGAAAATGAGGGGAACTCACCAGTCATCACAGAAAAATCAGCTGACCTAATAGGTGGGTTTGTTGTCCTAGATAACGGCAAGAAATACTGGCTTCACCGACCGGATGAATCTGGTTTTATAGTCAGAAAGACGTTGGCTGTTGACGAGTCAGAGCTTGATCCTGTTATCAAGTCTTGGGGTTCATGGTCAGGGATACCCAATGGTGGTACATCCGATGATACGTTGTTTAATTGGATTGTAAACTACATTGTAAACCATAGTGTGTTCGGTCTGACTGACCCCAATTTGTTTGATTGGGACCGCAGGTTACGTGCCTTCTCACCCATTCGATCTAAGGTATCTCCCGGCAAGATCAGTATCTATAGAGATTTGAGTATGCGTATTCAGGATCGTCACACTATGATGAAACCTGGACGTGCATTCACTGCCATGTTCCCTGAGGTTGAACACAAGCAAGTCATCATGTTCGTTGATAGTTTCTTAAATATGTTCTGCAAGCGTGAGTTGACTCTATGTGTATCAAAGGAACGCAAAGACTTCCACCTGGCGTACTCGGGTGATCAAGCTCCTATGGAGAACATTGATACCACATGGACTCGCAAGTCATCTGCATCTAGCTGCATGCGGTATGACTTTGCTCACCTCAAGTGCCACCCAGCAGAAGCCTATGCTAGTGGTGACTTCGAGGTCATCACAGTATTTGATAGTGACATGCGTGTCGCTGCTAGGTGTGTCGTATATGTCGCACATCATAGTGGTGTACCTCAAGCTGGTCCTATCTATGGTGTATCAGAACAAGCACTTGACACTGTGCACGATCATCTGATAGTTAGAGATGCAGAGTTTCGTAACCCCGATTGGGTTGGTGCTAGACTGCTTGCATTACCAGAGGATGAATACGAAGATCCACCCAGCAACTTTGTAGGGCCTTACCTAGACGTAGAGCCACGCACTCTTGACCTTACCTGTGATAATAAGTACCTTATTCAGGATCATGGTGGTGAGATAGATGCAAGCAACTACCAAGGTATCATATCATCTGTTGGACTTCAGTGTACCTGTTGTGGTGACAGAATTTCTGAGGACTATGCAAATTACTCAGAGTATTACGAGGGTGATTGTTGTGAGGATTGTTACAACGAGAACCATTTTTATTGCGAGTATGCAGAGGAGTCTTACCATGTCAACGATCAACGCACTGCCTATACTATCGACAGTGGGGGTAAAAGGGAAGAACTAACAGTATCATCTTGGGCTTGTGAGAATGGTGATATGTTCGTCGGGTGTAGTGATCGAAAGTATTGGCACATAGACGATGTTGAATACTGTGAGGATGAGGATGAGTGGATCTCACCTGACTCTATAGAGGATTACTTTCGGTCCGACTGGGATGGTGAGTGGTACAATAACGACAAGTTGTGCACAACAACAGATGATCAGTCAGTCACATATCAGGAGTTGAAAGACTCTGAAGGACAGTGGAAAACCAACTCACAAGGTGAGTGGTATGAAGAAGAGGAAGAAGAACAATGTATAGCTTAATTGAAATGCTACGATACAAACGACCTGAAGGTAGTGACACGCAGAGAGAGTTCTGTCAAAGGTTCCTTGAACCTATGTTTGGTTTACCTGACAGGCACGGCAACTATGTACTTAGCCTAGGGGAGAACCCTAACTTGTGCTTCACTGCGCACCATGACACAGTGCACAAGACCGAAGGCATGCAGAAGTTACTGGTGATCAACGATGTAATCTCTGTTGCAGATCCTTTGACATCAAGCTGTCTGGGTGCTGACTGTACTACTGGCATATGGCTAATCCTTAATATGATAGAGGCTGGTGTTGATGGTGTCTATGTAATCCATGCGGCAGAAGAGGTTGGCTGTAAGGGTAGCCGGGCTTTGGTAGATGACAAGCCACTGTGGTTGAATAGTATTGATGCTGTTATCTCCTTTGATAGGTATGGTGACACGTCTGTAATCACACATCAGATGGGTGTTCGCACTGCATCAAATGAATTTGCTAAGTCCTTTGCTGAAGCTCTTGATATGCCTCAGCTTGTTGGTGACAGTGGTGGTTCATACACTGACAGTAACGAATACATCCACGTTGTGCAAGAGTGTACTAACATTAGTGTCGGTTATTATGGTCAGCATGGTGTAAATGAGACACAAGATATAAAATATGCAGAGTATCTTGCGACAGCACTTGTGTGTGCTGACTGGGATAAGATAGTATTCCAACGTGACCCTTCGATAGTCGAAGACACATGGGATATGAGCAGCTATGGATACCGCAGTACATCTGACGAAAACAATATAGCTGCTATCAAAGATCTAATCCAAGACCACCCGCAGAAAATAGCTGAGTTCCTAGATGATTTAGGTATCAACTACTATGCCTTAGTAGAGGAGGCTCACATTGATGACAGTAAATATTTCCAAGACGATGTTAACTACGATAAGTATCGGTATGCATACTGACAATATGTCGCACTTGACAGAATCTTCAAGCTGAGATATACAATATACTTAAGTATTACTTAGAAGATATACTTTATTATATATCTTAAATAGATAATTACTTAAGTATTACTTTAGTACCCATCCTTAGCTCAACTGGATAGAGCAACTGCCTTCTAAGCAGTAGGTTGCAGGTTCGAGTCCTGCAGGGTGGGCCAGGGAGTCTCTGATGGATGATCCACATGATGACTGCACACATTGGATAGGAAAGATATGAAATATAAAGATGCTGTAGATAAATACTTTAAGACAAGACAATTTGCTTCACTCTCTACCTCATCTCAGAAAGGTTACGAAGCCTGCCTCACTTCCTTTGGTCGTATGTTTATTATGGGTAGAAGATTAAGTGGTACGAACATACAGAAGATTAATGTATTGCTATGCACTGAGATGTACGATACGTGGGAGTCAGTTACCTCCACATCAAATGCAAACCACAACGCTAGAGTCTTCTCTGTCTTGATGAATTACTTAGTGTCGCTAGATGTACTACCAGCCAACCCGATGGCCAGAGTTAAGAAGAGAACAAGTATACCAAGGTCTGTCGTATGGACACACGAACAAGTGATAGACTTTCTTGATACTGCCTTCACTAAATTTGAGTGGAGGAATATAGGATTGATAGTCTTGATGTGCTATGAGTGGGGTCAACGTCCTATCGACATAAGAAATCTGAAGTGGGATGATGTGGATTTAGATAGCCGTATAGTTAAGATAACACAGAGCAAACGTGGTGCAACAGTGGAGTTACCTGTACCAGATAATATCTTTAACATGCTATCTGTTCAGATAAAAGACTGGGACTTCCAACCCTACGTAGTACCCTACCACAGAGCTTCAGATGGTTCTTATAGACCACTAACGGTTCACAACATGACCTCACTACTGTCCGAGGTTAAGGCCACTGCAGGGCTACCTGATGATCTAAGGGTGGGTGATCTACGGAAGACTGCGATAGTACAGATGATTGAAAGTGGTGTGGATCACCTTGCAATTCAATCTGTGTCGGGTCATAAGAGTGTGTCGAGTCTTAATCCGTACAACAAATTTAGTTTAAAGACAGCTAAGCTGGCACTGGGCCAGAGGCAGAGAGAATAATGGGGGTACAGGTATGAATACTGTATGGTTACTAATATGGTTTGTCGTTTCTTCTGACCAAGGCGTAAGGTATTACCACCTAGGTATGTATGACAACGAGACCTTATGTAAGGCAGCACTAAAGGATGCATCAGTTATGGTAAACGATAAGAATGAAACAGTGGAATGTATAGGGGTAAATAATGATTAAGGTAACATACATCGACCACATGGGTAAGGATCTAACTGTAGCCAACGCTGCCCGTGTGTCATTTGGTAAGACAAGTGAGATGGAAGATGATCCGTGGGGTCCACCACTACTCAAAGCTAAAGACAATAAGCTCATCCGTTACCTTGCAAGAGAAAAACATATCTCTCCATTCGGACATTGCTTTGCCAGCTTCCACGTCAAGGCTCCGATATTTGTAGCACGGCAGCTAGTCAAGCATAAGTTCTTGAGATGGAACGAAATATCTAGGCGCTACGTTGATGAAGAGCCTGAGTTCTACGAACCTATGGCATGGCGTGGACGTAGTGCTGATAAAAAGCAAGGGTCTGAGGGGCTTGTCAACATCACCGTAGATCAGGAGACACAATGGGCACGACATCTAGCGACATACATGGTCCTATTGGATGAAGGGGTATGTCCAGAGCAAGCACGTATGGTACTGCCTCAGTCTATGATGACTGAGTGGTACTGGTCAGGTAGCCTTGATGCCTTTGCTGATATGTGCAACTTACGCTGTAAGTCTGACACACAAGCAGAAACACGAGAGGTAGCAAAGCAGATTGACCTCAAGATGATCCAGCTATTTCCCGTATCATGGGATGCACTAACGGATAATAGTGATGACTGAGTATGTAAATGAACCCGTCAAGATAACTGACATAACTGAGCATGAGGACGGTAGTGCCACGTTGCAGGTAGAGTGTGACCCTAAGACCTTTGCTGCCATCTTTAACGTAGGCTTTGTGTCCCTGATTAAGACTGGCCTATACTGGGAGACAGACAATGACAGACAATGAGTGGCCCTTAGAAGCTGACTTCACAGACATTAGACCAATGACACCAGAAGAGCGCAAGGCTGCTGAAGAACGTGACGAAAAGAATGGTAAGAGTAATGATAAAGAGTGAATGGAATCGCCTGATAAAAGAACGTGAAGACTTTAAGGAGAGTGTATTGGCAGAGCATACATCGGATCTAGTGAATGAACCTAAGCACTACGCACGTTGGTCCATTGAGCCTATCACATACATCATGCGCAATGGCTTTGAGTTCTGGCGTGGCAACATCGTTAAGTATGCCAGCCGTGCAGGTTATAAAATGTACGAAGGTAAGACACAGGTTGAGTCCGAGATCCTTGACTTAGAGAAAGTTCAACGCTATTGTCAAATGAGAATCAATCAACTAAACGGAGAGGAAAAGTTATGATACCTATAGGTCAGCTTAGACTATTACTCACAAAGGCTGGACTCGAATATACTATTACCCGTATTGATGGTAACGTGGCTCACGTAAACATCCTTGTAGCGGAGGTTAAGGGGGATGTACACAGTTGAGTTTAACTATGACACGACAACCATAGTAAGTATGGATGACCATGATAGTTTCAATGATGTTGAGGTGACGTTAGCTGACAATGGATTAGTTTTAATGGCTCAGTATGATGATGACGCTGGAAGTTCAGACATGATAATGATAAGTCACCAGCAACTTATGGATATTGTTACCTCTATGAATAGTCCAGAAGGCTTGTTTAAAATTGAAAT